TTGGTCTGGGCTTATCTGTTGGAATGGAGTGATCTCGTCATACCGTTTGAGAACTTCAAGTGTCTCTTCCCTGACGTCTGCAAAGTTTGCTTCCAAGTCTGGCGTGGCAGATAGGCTCATCTTATCAAAGAATGGGTGGTCTCCGATGGTACAGTTGGCTTTGAATTTGTCGTGGAAGAACTTTTCTAACGACTCTTGAAGAAAGTATTGATCGGTGATTAATAGTTTGAGTGTCTTTAGCACTGACATTCTCCATTGTTTCCGCATGTACACTCCGCCGTGCCGCTAGGCAAAGGCGGGGCAACCTCACAGACTTCGCCAGAACAACATTCCTCTACCACCAAATGACAGAAGCCACACTGGGTGTGGCCGTGGACATGAACTTGTTTTTCGCTGCCGCATCGAGGACACATCATTTCTTTTTCCAACTTATCCGCTTCGCACTTGTCTTCCTTTTTGCGGCAGACGTACATTGCGCTTTGGTTGGGCGGCAAGCTGGGTATGCCCGTTTGGATTTGGTCGCAGACTTACGGCCACATGCCTTGCCTGTCTTGCAGTCAATCCATCCTTTGCCGTTGTTCCTACCGAACCATTTTTTGAGACTGTCACCTGCTGCCATTATTTTTTCTTTGACTTGTTGCCCCAGTTCTTTGCGCCAACTTTTCTACAACGAACCAAAGCCCCTGAAGCGTAAGCACTTGGCCATTTGGTGTAGCGAGACTTAACTTTGTGGTAACAGGCATCACGCTTGGCTGGTTTTTTTGCTGCCTTTTTTGCCATTTGATCCTCGCATTGCACATGGGCATGTGGCGTGTTGCATGTTGGCAGACTTGGTTTTGCCAGCCAATCTGCGGACTGTTACTGTTGCCATTACGTTCGCCTTAGACGTTTGGGTTTGCCGTACAGGGTGGCCTTTCCAGAACCCCCAGCAGACCTACCGAACTGGCTCGGCATGTTGGACATAGTGCGGTATGGGTTCACCGCTCTCATGCGATTACCCATACCGGACGATGTTCCACCGAAGACTACTCCTCGGTTCTTTTTCATTTTCTACGACCACCCTTTTTGGGAAGTTTTTTGATTGGCTTTTTCATTCCACGCATCATAAATCTCCTTGCGTCGGTTGATGTATTGCATGTCTTGGGCTGGGAATTTTTCGTAATACTTTGTCTTCTTCAAAGTCTCTGAAGCCTCCACCAACTTGTTCAATGATTGCACAAGGATTACTGCGTAGTCGTCCTCGACAAGACCTTCAAACTCTGGTGTAAGTGGGTTTTCTGTGGCGTCGGGGTGAAACCCCATAAGCCACACACCGAAATGGTTTTGGTTTTGATCTTCGATCCATTGGTCAAACTCTTCGACTGTCATTTGCTGGTAGTCTGTCCAAGCAAATAGGTGGAGCCGATCTTCGTCTGCTTCCAACACAGACTTTACATCTACAACATCACTCAACTCAGTTGTGACATGGACTACTACGTTGTTTTTGAGCCATGCCATTCGAGCGAAGGGACAAGGTGGGAGGTTTGCAAAGCCAGGGCATGGAATCTCCAAGACTTGGTCAGACCAAAGCCTGATCTCCGTCCAAATTTGTACGGCGGGATCGTTCTCCATCAGCACTTCCATCTACGACGAGCAGCGCAGATGCGTTTCTTCGGCGTCTTCGAGCAAGAGATGTTGTGCATCTTCATCTGGCCTTCACTGCGCTTGCAGTATGAATTGCGACGCTTACCGCCCGAAGGTTGAGGGGCTTTCAACTTCGAGCCGCAGGCTTTGTTGTATTTCGCTCTGCCTTTTGCGGTTAGACCTGCGCCTTGAGACGCTGGTTTCTTTTCACCACGCCCGACAGACAGACTTACATTGCATCGCGTTTTCTTCTTGGCCATGTTTGTATTTTGCCAGCAGCCAAGGGTGTGGTCGTCCCTACTTCTGGGTCAGACCTTCTTTTTGCAGGTAAGATAAGTAGAACTTTAAGAAGTCATCTAGTCTCAGGAGGACGAGGCTTTCGCCTGTCTTCATTCTGGACATGCGGTTGATGACAACAGGGCAGCTTTCCGACCTAGTTATGTCTATGTTTTTTTCAGCTTGACGGAGAGCTTCATGGAAGTTGAGACGCTCTACTCGCTTGGCTTCTATAAATAGGTCTGGTGTTCCAAGGATGTCTGCGCCACCAGCCATACCGACATTGCCCCCGCCAGAAAGTGGAGCGCGAAAGGATGACAAACCTGTCTTCTCATTGAAGTAGGATGCTAACTCTCTCTCGTACTTGTCGCCTTTTTGTTTGTGTCCTCTACCGCTCAATCGTCGTATCCTCTTTCTCGTCTGCAAGGTATGCAGAAGTAATAATTTTTAGGTCGAGGTTTGGTGCAGCCGCAATCCATGCACGGCTTCGCCCATGTTTTTTCTTCAAAGTCTCTACGAACTTGATATTTTGCCCCATCAAATTCTTGCAGTCCCTCTCGGACTAAAATTCTTTTAAGTGTATCCACACAGCAGCCGAGTCTGTCAGCCAGATTGTGGTACGAAAGTTTTGTATGATTTGATGTGAGCCATTGCTTGTCGTCTTCGGAGACGACCACTGGCCTCGGCATTATATAGCACCCCTATATGTAGTTTGTATTGTATCTTAAATACTACATAGGGTGTGTTATGTATACACCAAATGAACTTTTTATAGCTCAAAGGAGTTTACAGACGTCTAAAAATATGATACAACGACGTTGTTGTTGAAGACGGCGACGGAAGGAAACGTGCCGTTTCCCTCCGTAGTTAGCCTCGAAACAAAGCGACAGCGTGTAGTCGTTGTATCACTCTCAATACAAGTCCAGATCATGGAAAAGAAGCTCACCAATAACAAATTAGAGAACAGGCGTAACTTCCCAGAAATTGCAAAAGTAGTTGATGAGGTCAGGCGTTTATGGCCTGACGCCACAATTACAGTGAAGCCTCGATCTCAAGCCACTCGCGCACCAGACGGACAGGGCGGCTAAGTTTGTCAGAGATAACGAGAGGATCATAACCATCTAATGCCATGTCTTTCGCTCTCTGTTTCGTCGACCTACTGCTCACGACACACTTCTCATCAGTGTGGTTGTGGGAGGCAAAGCCAATCCATTGGACGCGGTCATGTAAGTCTGTCCACTCACGCACTTTGCCGTAACGAATTTCCATCACCATTCCAAGACGGAAATCAGCGGGTAGTTTACTCACCAATTGAGGCCATATCGGGGTGTCGTATGCCCCATCGAATATCGCCGCATTTGATTTAGCAGTCTCCTCGTCTTGGTAGACCTGCGTCACCCTGATCTGCGTCTCCAAGACTGTGAGCTGGTTGGTTGAGCCAGCTTCCCTGCCCATCCCACCTTCGCTCGGCTTGTTGCTGTGATGCACAAGCACGACAGACAGCCCAGAGTTTCGTAGCTTGACTGCGAGTTGGTTGACCTTTGACCATTCGTCTGCGGAATTTTCTGCCATCCCTGGATAGGCTGAACGGATTGTATCTAGTACAACTACGTCTGGGTCTGCGAACTTGATCCACTCCTGTAGCTCCATCATCCCCTCTGCCTTATGGAGATTGATCTCCTTCTTGTCTACGAACGGAGTCCAGATGTTCATGCGGTCTTGCGTGTCGCCATGAACTTGCCGCATTTCCATCAGGCGTCTGGCAATCGTGGACATACCCATCTCGAAGTCGAGATACAGAACGCGGCCAGCCTTACCGACCTCGAAGGGGCCAAAGTATTTGCGGCCAGCACACATAGCAGACATCGCGTGTTGCACGAACATGGACTTGCCGTGGCCAGAGTAGCCAAAGACCTGCACGATTGTGTTATGTGGCAGCCAAGGCTCAATCAGATAAGTCTTTGCGTCTGCTTCTTCTAGCAGTTGCTCGGCGTCCTTCATCTGGATTAGCTTGCGCGGACGCTCTGGGTCAATGTGTTCTGGATGATACTCTTTATAAATGTACTCGCCATTGTCATTGAAACGCTCTGGGTGATTGCGCTTCTCGCTCTGCTCCATCGAGCTACAGGTTGCCTCGAACTCAAAGTCTGACAGACACTCCTCGAAGAACTGGCGCATGAAGGCATGGCCTCTGACGCGCAGCTCGGCGTCAAAGTAACCAGACCTAATGCTCTCGCTGACGTATCGCATCAGACGCTCGTTTCGTCCGTTGCCAAGGCCAGATGGAATTTTAAGTGTTGACGGGAAGTTGTCCCGTACAAATTTGGCTGTCCTATCCCACTCACCGATGAACTCGTCTGGGTGGATTGTGCTAACCGAACTCAGATCAAGCTCTTCAAAGGTAAAGTCACCAGCTTCTGACCGCTCCTTTAAAGTTGGCCGCCAGTCTTCCCACATGGGCATCTCGTCCCAGTCGAATACGTCTGTCGGATAATCCCAAATGTAATTTTTGGACGGCGGAAGCAGGGCGTAACTGCCGTCACCACGGAAATCTAGGCCGTTAATCTGTGGCCAGTCTGCGCCGCGACTGTTGACGCCAGCGCGAGGGCCGCGTCTTGTTCCATCTTTTGGATGCTCGAAGTACAGGTGCGAGCCGCGCTTCGTCTTCACCTTGATGGTCGAGCGCATGTTTGCATCGAACGCTGCATGAGCCGCCTCATCATTGTCACAATCTACAACGACCACACCACTGATCTCTCCAGTAACTATGGCGATCTCATGGTCAGGCCACTTACTCCACCACTCTGTCACCTCCTCTTCAGTTGGTAGCCGAGATTGAAAGTCCAGCCACTTGATGGCTGGACGTTTTGCTTCGGGTTTGATTGGTATGATTGACCAGCCTCGATCTAAATAATCAAGTGCTGCTTCCAGTTTTGTCTTTGGTTTCATCTTTTTCCTCATCAAAGTAGGCGTCTAAATCTAGGTCTGGGTCGTGAGATTTGATTTTCTCAAGGACGCTGCTGGAAACATACTGACGACTTACCCATCCATATGGCGCGGTTCTCACTGTGCCTGTGATCTTGGCGGCGGCTGACGCCCCACCAAGGTCTTGGATAAGCCGACTAATGTTCAGCTTTGCGCTCACTTTTTTGCTCCTCTTCACATTTGCTGTTGCATGTCTGTATGGTTTACGTTACACCTTTGGGTGTGTCAAGCACACTATCAGGGACACCGATGAAAAGGAGGCATTATGTTTAATGTGATGAAGACCTCGGACATTCAGAAGAATGGCCCGACCAAAGTGCTACTGTACGCACACCACGGATTTGGCAAGACGTATCAGTGCCGCTTCTATCAAAAGAGGTACGGAAAAGGACTTATACTTTCGGGTGAAGCTGGGCTGAAGTCCATCGAAGACGTGGACATCGACTACCTACCTTTCTCAAGTTGGGACGGACGCATTGTAAAAGATAGTGCAGATCGTCTGGCAATTAGAGAAGCCGATCCATCTAAAGGAGATTACTCTTTCCGCTCGATCATGCAGATGATGCAGAGCGAAGAGTTCAAGAAACAAGGCTATAACTGGGTAGCGGTAGATAGCTTGACTGAGTTGTCTGAACGTCTGCTTGAGTGGCTCGAATACAAACATCAGGACAACAAGAACGGCTTTGAGAAGTGGGGTGACTATGGCCGCCTCATGCTCGGCTCGCTGAAATGGATCAGGGATTTGCCTATTCATGTGCTTGTCACTTGCCTTGCTATGGAAGAGCAAGATGCAAATGACGTCACGCAGTATTGGCCGTTGGTGAAAGGTAAGTCTGTAGCCAAACACATACCCGCATTATTCGATCATGTTCTTTGTGGCGTTCGCATCACAGAGAAAGACCAGAAGGGTATGCCTAAAGTCAGACGCTACGTTGCGACTGATGAAGTATCGGGGTGGCACGGAAAGGTGCGCGACCCTCTTAACCGTCTGAAGCCGTATGAAGAGGTATCAGACATAACCGAACTGCTGGCTCGTATGTCTATGGATGACGCAGAGTTTGGCAAAGCTAATAAGAAAGAAGAGGAATAAGATTATGAGTTGGAATGGTTTTGAGTCACTCGATCTGAGTAAAGTTGCAGAAGGAAGCGGCTCGTCTCGATTACAAAAAGGTGTACACCATGTCAGATGTGTTGGTGTGGAGATCAAAGAAACCTCTACTGGGGGCAAAATGATCCAAGCAAATCTGGAAGCTATGGATGGTACTGGTGAAATCAATGCGAATTTTAATGTGCAAAACAAAAATCCACAGGCTGTGGAAATTGGTATGCGTCAGCTAAAGACGTTTCTTGTAGCCGCACAACACCCAAACCCAGACAAGCCAGCCGATATTAACACGCTCAAACATCTTGAGTGTAATGTTGTAGTCGACCTTGGCAAGCCTTGGAAGGGCGATAACGGTGAAATGCGTCAGAGTTCTGAGGTAAAAAACTTCAAGCCTGTTACCAATCATGCTGATGGCGCAAGCAGCTCTAGCAAAATGGACGACGATATTCCGTTTTAGTCATGGATCAAGTTAAGACAGTTGAAGACCTAATCGTAGCCATTGATAATGGCTACGATCAACAGGTTAGGGAAGACAGGGCGCGTTGTTATATCGGTGCGTCTATCGTAGGAAATCCCTGTGATGCCATGCTGTCTTTTAACATGCGTGGCTTCCCAAACAACGAGCCAAGCGCGAAGTTGAAACGCATCTTTCGCCTTGGACATCTTCTTGAAGACGAGGTCGTCAAAGATTTAAAAGAGAAGGCAGACGTTCGCGTCTGGGAAAAGGACGGGTTTACTGGCAGGCAACATTCGTATGAACAGCTTGGCGGCCACGTCGTCTGTCATATGGATGGCCACATTGAGATGGACGATGGCGTCTTGCGCGTATTGGAAATCAAGTCAATGAACAATGCCAGCTTCAACAAGTTCGTGAAGCACGGTGTCAGGAAGAGTCACCCTCAATATTTTGGTCAGGTCACGATGATGATGGGCATGGCAAACTTTACAGAAGCTATGCTTGTTGCTGTCAACAAGAACAATTCAGAGTACCACGCCGAGATTATTGAGTTCGATGAGATAGAATTTAATTTTCTGAGGGAGAGAGTTGATCGGGCTTTACAAAACAAGACAGCTAAGATTGCGTCGGACGAAGATGACTGGCGTTGTCGCGGTTGCTTCAAGCGAGGCGTCTGTTGGGGTGATACACCTGTGCCTAAGACTTGCGTTACTTGCCAGTTCTCTTTCCCTACTGAAAAAGGTCTTTGGCATTGTTCAAAACATGATGAGGAAGCTGTTGCAGCTTGCCAAGATTACATACGGTACAAGCCAGAAGAGAAAGAATGATGGATGAATTTAGAGATTTGTTAAATTTTCAAGAGGAGCATAACCAGCTTCTTTATAACATTGACCTCCAGAAAAACGAGATGGCTTCCATTCTTGAACGTCTGCAATTTGTCAGCGTTACAGACGCAGAACATACTAAAGCCTTGGACAAGTTGCGTATGACAAGAGAAGAGGTTTCTAAACTGGAGTTCGAGGCTAGACGTTTGGAGAATTATATTAAGCGGTTTGAGATGGGGATTATGTTTGATGTTGAGGAGTGAGATACTAACAAACGCCAGCAAGCTGATTGATGGTAAAAGGGCTGATGATTATGGCGATGCCAGAAAGAACTTTGATGATTGTGCAAAGTTGTTCTCTGTTGTTCTCGGAACGGAAGTCACCGCCAAACAATTTGCTATGTGTATGATTATGCTGAAGACAGCCAGACTTATGAAGTCTGACACTATCGACAGTTGGATTGATATTTGTGGATACGCAGCGTTAGCTGGAGAGCTTATGCCGGAATCTCAACTAGAGCTAGACGATCACTGATACGTTTGGCTCGGTTCGGGGTTTGATTTGCCCACTTACTGTCTAAAATTTCTTCGCTAAGTTCAGACCACAGGTGATCGTTTGCATATCCCACAGACTTAGAAAAGCGGCTAAGTGATGGGCGGCCTAATTGATAGCACATATTTGCCAGACAGAGCTGCACCTCTTCGGGAAACCCGTCAAAGTCACGGAAGATAATTCGGCAGTCATCAATGGTCGTCTGTATGTCTGCATTGAAACATTCAGTAACACGTTCTTCAGACACAGACGTACCAACAGGCTGGCTGTATTCAGGGTCTGACTCCAAGACCAAGTGACCGACACCGAATGTTAATTTATTTTCGCTGCACATATATGTTTCGTGCTTGATCCCCTCGTCTGCTTCGAGGTCTGCGCGGAGCTTGTCAATGTTCATTTCTTTATTCCCTTCAGTGACCGCAAACCAAAACTCGCGGCTATGCTGGCGTAAACGGCATACTGAAACCACGGTGGCGTATTGGAAAGAGCTTCAAACCCACGCTCAACAAAAGGCTGGGTAAACGGAATGAAGCACATAGCAATTATGATGATAAAGAGGATCGTCCACGCCTCGTCTTTCCAGCTATTGTCGCTGGACTT